AGCGCGAGACTTGTCATCTCATCATCAGTGCCGAACCACGGATTGGCTTTCGCCCATGTCTTCGCTCGTTCGTCAGCAACTGGTTGTGCTGGGGTAGATTGAGTATCTGCTACCTTGTTTACAGGAGTTTCAGTGTTCTGTAAAGCTGGTAACTTAAAATTGTTTAACTTATCGGTTTTAATCTTAGCAGCCGTTAAGTTTTCTTGTGCAGCGAGTACAGCATCTGCGTCTCCAGACTCATACGCGCTTTTGTATGCTCTTTTAGCTGTTTCGGTTTCAGACTTTGCCCCTCTCTTAGCTTGCTCTAGCAGAGCTGTCTGATTCTTATTAACGCTGCCTTTTAGTTTTTTATTTTCATCCACAAGCGATTGAGCCAAAGTTTCAAGCTCTTGCTTTTCTCTGAAAGCTGCTTCTTTAGCGCGTCTCTCATCGTGGTAACCTTTGCTAAAATGTTGGATACGTTTACGAACTTTTTCAGAATAGTCTTCAAGCTCTTCATCAGTTACATCCTCTGGGGGTTCAGACGCCTTACGATTTCTATCCGCTTTAGGCGTGTCGTTTACAACTTCAACTTCTACTTCTTTTTCAGTTTTACCAGACTTAGGTTTTTTATCCTCCCCCTCGCCTAGATCAACTTCAATTGCAGATGAATCTTCAACTTCAATTTCTGGTTTATTAACATCTTCCTCTTCGTGAGGAAAATTAAAAACTACTTTTTCGAATGCCATTTTTTATTCCTTATGCTCGTGATACGCCACGGGGATCGTTAACTACGGCTTCTATTGAATCATCGTTCATCAAACGGTACTCAACACCACCGACTTTGAATCTCGTGCCTGTGTTTGCACGAAACATTACATAATCGCCTACTTTACACCAAGGGGTGCTACCAAAACGTTCTACATCGGAATAAGCTTGAGATCCCATATCAAGAACGAGTCCAATAATAGACATAATATGTTCTTGATGTATTGTAGTGGTAGTTTTTAATATCTTAGTATCTGCGAAAGTTTCTTCTATTTCAGGCATAGCTATAAGTACGCGATACCCTACAGGACACGGTAGTTGAGCTTCAAGCTCTTGCTCTTCTACACTACCTACGTCTAGTTCTATTGCTTCATTCATTGTCGTCATCTTCCATATAATTGCGCGAGAGGTCTTCTATGTATTCTATACTGGTCTTAAGACCCCGTATCAGGCCAGTAATCTCCTTGTACTGAGCGAAGTCTTTTGCTCCCCCACTCTCAAGAAAATCTAGTGCAGAGGCTTTATCAACCTCGATGTTATCTCTAAGCACGTCAAAGACGGTTTTTGCCATTATCTATTTTCCAGTTCTGTTAGGCTGCATGGCTTTTATTTCTTCAAGACCCAGTTTTGCGTTATTGTTGCGTCTGTCTGTAGCCATCTTAATGCCATCTTTCTCGGCATCCATCATAAGTTCTTGCTCATCTAACTCTAGTTTCTTAGCGTCTCGCATTGCGTCTGCTTGATCTTTCTTAGATTTGCGATCTACTTCAGACTGTTTAATCTGTACCTCTGCTTGTTTTAATTGGAACAGAGGATCTTGCTGTTGTTTCTGCGCTTGTTCTTGCGCTGCCTGTTGTTGATGCGATTGCGTTAGATCTTTAGCTGCAGTAGCCACAAGCCTAGCGAGGTTAACCTCAATTTCTTCGGGCAACTGTGCATTCGGTGCAGGTAGTTCAACACCGAGACGTTCTTCAATATCTTTACGGTATTTAAACCCAAGGTGTTCTGCGATATGTGCTTGAAGAGAGGCCATTATCTGTTGAGCCTGTGGATTTTGCCCAATCATCTGTGCAACCATCGGATCTTGCATAAACGCCATATGTGTTGTGATATGGGCATCTTGATCTTGGTATATAAACGCTTTCATCGGTTTACCCATCAACGCTGCCATGTTCTCGCTAATAGGATCTACGGGTTTCATGTCGTCTTTTGTAGGTACAAGTTTATCTGCATTCTTGACTCCTAGTACTTCTATCATCTGCCTGTGCAACTGCGGTAAGTCGTATATCTGCGGTGCTTGTTGCGACATCTGTAGCACGGCTTGGTACTGTACCACTCTTTGAGCCATAGTAGAGCTGTTAGGGTCACTGACAGGAATAACATCTATTAACATGTAATCAGATCGCCGTGCGCTTACTTCTCCTCTAGCAGGTTGGTATGCGTACTCACTAGGAGCATATTCTGCCATTAACATTTTTAAGAGTTTAAACTCTTGTTTCATAGCGTAGTGGACACGCGCCTGTACCGCAGCCATCGGTTTAAGTGTACGCTCTAAAAGAGCAAGGGTGGTTCCAACTGGAGCATTAGCAGACATATCTGAGATGTTCATGTCACTAATAGCGCCGAGTCTACGGCCTTCTTGTGTTATCTTGTCTAGGAGTGCGAGTAGTGTCTGGCTAGGCTCCTTATAAGGTAGAGGCATAATGTTGTCACGGATGCTGCCCGATGGTACGTCTACATCTTTAAACTCACCTGGGGTGATAGGGGCATCGTCACCCTTGATACGTAATCCACGCGATTTCAACCCGCCAGGGAGGTTAGCGAGTGTACCAGCGTCTACTAATTGACGTATCAAGGATGTTCCCGCCTTGGCATAACCACCTATAATGTGGATTAGTCCAAGCCCGTAAAACCCAAATCCTGGAACATATACATAGTGCACAAAATGTTGACGCTTTAATGTCAGCTCGTCATCTTGGCTCCAATTCCTACGTATTGATAATATCTCGTTAGAGCCGCGCTCCAACGTTACAACATATGGTTTAGCTATATCATCCTCGTCAGAGTCGCCAACACCATCAATTACAAGGTCGGCATGTATCTCATAAACAGTAAAACGGTCATCATCAGTAAGTGAATACCCGCCTTCTTCTGCTTTGCGCTCTTCTACGTCAGAGTGGTACGGTTGGGGATCTCCAAGATCTACTTCCCTGTAAAACCCATTAGCCTGTAGTTTCTTTAACTCGTTCTTTGTCTTACGCATAACATGAGTAACACGCTCTGCGGTCTCTATATGTGATGCTCCGTAAGGCACGATAACATCTTCTGCTGGGATATACACTGCCATCTGGCGTCCCATATTAGGATCGTAATATACTTTCTTAAACGCTGAACCTGCTAACCCAAGACTGTAGAGCATTCTCTCATGTTCTGGGCGATACTCAACCATATTCTCGGTAAGCTCGTAGTTCATGTCCGCCTTAACACGTTCGGCAGCTTCTTCTTTTTCTTTAGTTTCTTCACCTAAAATCTTCGTTTTTACAGGCCCAGCGGAGGGAAACGTCTCACTCATTGTCTCTGCTTGGAACCGTATAGCAGCTTCTGCTAATACTGTAGAATACACACCACAAGCACCCTCCCAAGGCTCTGTGCGTTCTTCATACTTAAATCCGAGTACGTCTAAACCTTTAACAAAGGTGTCTGCCCACTCTTTACGGCTGTCCATGTCGGACTCAACCATACTACCTATATCGTCGGCAAGCTCGTGTAGAGCACTCTCTTCTAGCACTTCTGCTAAATTTTCATCGAAATCCCCCTCCATAGCACCTTCCGCATCGGGCATTATAGTTATCTCCATACTCCCATCATCCAGTGTAACACTCTCAGGGTTTACAATCTCAATCTCTAATTCTCCTTCACCAACTTCCTCGTCGACCCCCTTTGGGGCGGAGTATAGTCCTTTTTCAATAGCCATCAGTAAAATCCACTTCCTTTGCGTTTAAAGTACCGAACCTCGTCAGGCTCGTCATTTGGTAGTCTTATAAATCCGCCCTGTCTAAACCGCATCAAGGCCATTACGGTAGAGTCAACAAGGTCATCATGGCTCATAAATGGAAATCCTGCAATCTCTTCTATTACTTCTTCTGCCCAACGCGTCTCTGGAACCCAACATAACCCCGACGCTACAATATCAGTTACGGAGTTTAAACGTGCCAACTTGTCACCTGAGCCCCTGTGGGGTGTGTACTCTTGCACGGGTAGTCCCATACGTCTCATTTCTTGGTAAAGCGCAGTGCCCGCACTCTTTTTCTCCACAATGAACGCGTCTGGCTCCCATTCAGAGTACTCCTCCATAGCCATATCTTTTAACTCTGGGAACTCCATACGCTTTTTTATACTGTTTAGCAAAATAATATTGTAGTTATCTAATTCTTCATTTAAAAACACGCCCCACGTCGTCAATGCAGTGAAATCCGCACGGTTGTGTGTCTCTGCTGCAGCGTCGAGGGACATAATAATATACTCGCAGGAAGGTGGCTCTTCTTTTATCCACCGTTTCCACCACTCCCGCTTAACCAACGCGGCTTCTTCAGCGGTTGGTTCTTGTTGATACTGAGCGTTCCACTGAAATACAGGCATAGACGCTTTTGTTCTCAGGAGGGCTTCAAGGTCAAAAAACTCAGGCCAGAGGGGTTTTTGGGTTGATTTTTTAGTTTTCTCATCTACCATATCTAGTATTGCAGGGAACTCTACTACTTCATATTGATCTGACCGCTCGTTCTGTCCCATATCTCTTACAACACGACCTGTCAGGTCATCCATATGCCAACGTGTTTGTATTATGGCAACGCGACCTCCAGGCATAAGTCGAGTACGGGCTCCGAATGTGAACCACTCGTAGGCTTTTTCGAACACTTCAAAATTTCCGTTAATGACATCTTGTTCAGAATGGGGGTCATCAATGAGCAGGAGGTCAGCACCCCGACCAGCAATAGAAGAACCAATACCGCACGCATAATACTCACCTCCAGAGTTAGTGTTCCAACGACCTGCTGATTTAGAGTCAGAAGCGAGCCTAACTGTAGGAAATATGGACGAATACTCGTCTGTAGCGATCAAGTTACGTACTTTACGGCCAAAATCTACCGCTAAGTCCGTGGTATGGGACACCATCATAACCTTTTTGTTCGGATTCCTTCCTAAAAACCATGCAGGGAAATATATGGACACAAGTTGAGACTTACCGTGACGTGGTGGTATGTTAACACATATACGGTCTTTCTCCCCCCTTTCTATGCCCATAAGCATATTTGCTAATAGTCTGTGATGCTTCCCAACTATGTAGTCGGACTGCATTCTCTTACAAAATTCAATCAAATCGTCGTAAGCAAGGCTATTTTCCTTACGTACGCTCAACTCATCGACCATACGGTCAATTTCTGCCACCTCATCGGTGCTGTAATGGTCTAAATTGTCCAACATTACTTGGATTTCTTCTTCGGTGAAGGCTAAAGCGACTTCACTCATCATCAAACTCCTCATCAGAGTCATTAATTCCTAATTCTTCGTTCACATTTACAGGTTCACCGTCAATAATCACCGCGTTTTCTATCTCTTCAGGCGGGTTTACCAATTTTGCTAGCTTACTGCGTAGTTTTTCCTTGATATCGTCAGTAGACTGGTGCGTTATTGTCACTTCAGACTTCTCGGCAAACAATGCTACGTCCGAAATCTTCCCTAAAAGCTCCAATGCACGTATGCGTACACGCGGATCAGGGTTCTCTGTCTCCAGTAGTAGCTTATTTGTCACAAGGTGACGTATTTGTACCGAACTTTCTACAACAGAGCGGCCAAACTCCTGTAAAATACTGTCTGTAAGTATCAAAGACGCGGGTGTAAGTACCGCTACT